AATATTTCTTATAATCACTCCATCCAGCATCCAAATTAACAGACACATTTTTTATATTTCCTATAACTTTAGCTTTTTGTTCTCTCACTTGATTTTTTATATTATTTCTTAAAGCATCCAATTGATTATAAACCTTATCCATTAATTTAGATTTACCAGATTTTTTATCATACCTATATTCTTTAAGTTTTCCATATTTAAATTCATAAGCTTCTTTTTCTAAATTTTGTTTATTTCTTTGAATATTTAATAGATTTTGAGTATATATAGCTTCATCTTTAGCTAATTGCTCTCTAGTTTTAGGTTCTTTCGGAATTAAATCTTTCATTTTTGTACTTAAATAATTTCGTAAAGTAAACTTTACAGAATCCATTGTAGCTGGTTTAATTACATTATTATATGTTTGTTTTGCTAAACTAGGTGGTTTGTAATTTAAATCTCTTTCTAAATCTTTAGCAGCTTTTTCTCTAGATAATCTATTTATTTTATAGTTAAGATCATCATCGCTAAGATCACTATTTTTCTTTCCTCTAACACTATCTGATCTTCTAAGTAATCGCTCATTACTACCTTTTAATTTATTACGTGTTAATTTATAATATTGACCTTGTAATTTAGCTGCTCTTTTTCGTCCAGCTTCAGTTAAAGTTCCATCTGGATTTTGGTATCGTCTAACTCCCCATTTCATACCAAGTATTCCATGGTGATATATTTCATTCTCATTTTGATACATATCAACTCCTCCTTATCCAAATAATTTCTTTAAATAATTTTTAGCCTTTTTTAAACCTTTTAATGCTTTTAGTTTTATACTTTCATATTTGTTTAAAATTTTAACAGCATCATAAGCTAGATTACGTTTAAAATTTTCTTTCGTAAATCCATTTCTAGATTTTTCAATTTTTCTATATTTTTCCCAATCAGCAGCAGCTTGCTTATAATCTGCTCTTTTTTTATAATCGGCTTTTCTTCCTGTTATTTTATTAAATTTTTCTGTTTCATTTATAGCTTTTAACATTCTATTACCAGCATCTTGTTGTTTTTCAAGAGCATCTGCAGTTGGATCTGTATAATAATACACCCAACGTCCATTCTTACGTTCTTTTCTAATATATTTATAATGCATCAAATTTGGAGATGTGTAATCTTCACCCAAATAAGTATCAGAATGCATTAAGATTTCTCCATTATCGCCTCGTTTATATGTCTTCATCTTTCACCTCATGATAAATATTTAAACGCCATTCTAATTCTCTTATAATCTCTTTATTAGCTTCCATAACTGTTCCGCTAAGAGCCGGATCAAATACTATTTTAACTTTTAAATAGATATAAGTCTTAATAGCTTCTAAATCATCACCTTCTGATATATAATCTTCCCAGGTTTGTCCAGAATCTTCTATTTTGAACCCTTCTTTTGGACCAACACCTAGTTGATTAAGAATACCAAACACAGTATTAATATTAATAATAATATCTGTGTCAAAATTTGTATAATCTTCTTGTATGCCTAACATTTTCTTAATAGAGGTTAATATACTCTCTTTTTCTTTATTCATTTTGACACCTCTATTCTATAATTTCAATAAATTCTTTGACACAATAGCCTTCAAAACCATCATTAAGAGCAACTTTATAAAATTTGCTATCAACAAATGCATCATTAATAGTAACTAAAGTATCACGATCTAGTGTTTTTAGTGGCTCACTCTCTATAGATGGCTCACTACGTAAATAAAGTTTTAAAGCTGTTACTTTTCCTTTTTTCTCAACAATTGGTTGTTCTTCAATAACAGGTTCTTCTTCAACAACTTCATCTACTACAGGTTCTACAACCTCTTCAACTACTTCTTTAACCTCACTCGGTTTTTTTCGTCTACCCACTTCGATTCCTCCTTTCAATGCCTCCAAGGACATGTATCATTCAAAGATCTTTCTATTGGCTCTTGGTATAATATACTCTCATCACCATAATGAATAGCATCATGGGTCCTCTTAGTAACCGTTATAAGATACTCTGGATTTAAAAGAATATCTGATCTATTCAAAAGATCTTCTTTTCTAATTGGGTTCATATGATGAACTAGAATTTTTTGATCAATTATTGGTCTTCCTTTCATACCAAGATCATTTCCTTGATCTCTAGTAATGACATAATTTCTCAATTTCTTCCATTCATCCGATTGATAAAACATCTGATTAAGATATCTATCAAAACCAAATGTGTCTTCACCAATCTTATCATCTAATTTTAAATACCTAAATCTTTCTTCAAAAGTATTTAACTTAGATAACTCTGTGTAAGTTTTAATATTCATCATTTTCCTCACTTTGACCATTGTAACTCTTCATAGCATTAATAGCATTTGCATATAAGTCTTCAATTCGTTTTGCAGATTGTAATGCTTCAGTTTTAGCAGATATTAACTCCTTCTGTTTTTCTAATATCTCTTTCTCTATTCGTTCTTTTGATGAGCCTAGCTTCAAATAATGTGTTATGACTTGAGATGAAGCTGTTCCATCTCTCAATTGTTGTTCAGCTAACTCTGTAGCTAAATAAATTAATTGATTTTCCCGAGCTTCAGGTGTCAAAGCTGGCCTGATACTCTTTTTAGAACGATCAGAGCTTGTCACCTTTACTTTTGCCATAACAATACTCCTTTCTTCATTTATATTAAATACCCCTTAGAGTGACTTATAAAGTTTTTATGAATAATAACTTACAAAAAACAACCAAATAATACTACAAACTTATCAAATAATACTAATCTACAGAAAGGAGAATAAATCAGCATAATGAGGCTTACCAAAACAACAAATAACTAGATATATGAGTGAGGTACTAAACCTTATAAGCCACTTTAAGGGGTATTTAATTTTAATTATACAACATGCATGTCAATATTTTTAACATACCATTTATTATCACTATAATAAAGATATATATAATGACCTGGATACATTGATAAAAAATAATAAGATCTTATTCCAACTTCTGAAAAATCACCCATGCTATACATTATTGATAATTCATCATTTCCATCTTCTTCATCATAAAAATTACATGCAACCGATATTGGAACTAAATTATATGAAGAATCAATTGTACTTAATCTCATTTGATTAAGAATTGATAAAATATTTGAATCAACTATTTCTCTTGGATTAGAATTGTTATAATTCCATGCAATAGTTGGTATAATAAAATCAAATTTTGATGAATTTCCACCAGCAACAGAATCAACATAAGCTTTGTTAACCAATTGATTATTTGTAGTTGGTGTAACACTTGATTCCGGTAAACTATTAAATGTTTTAACTCCTGTAATAGTTTGAGCATCATTTGTTAAACCATTAACAGTACAGTTTAATGTTATTTTACCACCATTCCAGGTACTAGACATACCAGTACCAGCTACAACTTTAGTATAGTTTTCACGAACTGTAACAGACCATCCGTTTGTTTTATTTAACTTATAAACATAAGTTTGGTCACCTTGTTGACTATCACTATGTGATGATACACTTCTATAATATTGAAATTCTACTTCTGTTGGATTATCTGCATTATTAACATATGCCATGAATGCCATTCTTGTTTGAGAACCGGATCCTGGATTACTACCAGAACTAGCTCTACAATAAACAAGCATTCTCTTTTGATAAGCATCTATAAAATCAGCCCATGTAGAATGACCATAACTCATTATATACATACCATCTGGGAATACAGCTCCTATATAATCAACTATAGCTTTGTTTGATGGATATAATGTTATACTAGATTCATTTGATGATGTTATTTCTGTAACTTTATTACTAGTTTCCTCATATCCAGTCAAAATTGGAGCTGGTTGCACATCAATTCTTTGCCAACTATAAGTTCCATTATTGTTTACACATTTGTAAAAACAATTTTGAGTATAGTTTTGATTAGTTGCCCCAGTGTATAAAATAATACAATCTAAATAATCACTTAAATAACTACTAGGCATATATGATGTTTTCATAACTGTATTTTGAGTTATAACTTGCATTGAAGGAAAACGTGTTGTATCTTTTGGATTTGAAGGTAAGTAGTTACATTTATATTGTGACAATTGATATATATTACTTAAGCCATCATATCGATAATACCAATATTCTACTGGTTCATCAGTTTCTTCATCTCTTCCTTTGAAATAACTTAAAATTAAAAAAGTATTGTTATCACTAAATGTAAAATCTAATTGACACCAATCAACACCATCTTTAAAACCATCAATTTTTTGTAATATGTAATACGGTTTATAATAATATGTACCATATGAAGCTTTTTCAAGATGTAATGCTATTCTTAAATTTTTAATATTATTATCATCATCGAATGCACCATCTGTTATTATCTGATTTAACTGATTTAAAAGATTTACAGAATTTATTCTAACATTACTATTATAAGATTCTAATGAAATTTCATTAGATGAAGCATATATTATATAATCAAATATTTCTGGTATATTTAAACTTTCTATATCAGCTTGAGTGAAGTAATCAGTACCTTTTACCGGTGTATAACCATCATCACCTTTTGGTCCTTGTATTCCTTGAATACCTTGTGGACCCTGTTCTCCTTGAATACCTTGTTCTCCTTGTGGACCAGTTTCACCTTGAGGTCCTGTTGCACCAGTAGCTCCAGTGTCTCCTTTATCACCTTTATCGCCTTTTGGACCCTGAGCACCAGTTTCGCCAGTGTCTCCTTTATCACCTTTAGGACCCTGAATTCCTTGAATACCTTGTTCTCCTTGTGGACCAGTTTCACCGGTTTCTCCTTTTTCTCCAGTTTCACCTTTTTCTCCTTGAGGACCTTGAGCGCCGGTATCACCTTTTGGTCCTTGTATTCCTTGAATACCTTGTGGACCAGTATCTCCAGTATCACCCTTATCACCTTTAGGTCCTTGCTCACCAGTATCTCCTTTATCACCTTTGTCACCCTTTGGACCTTGTTCTCCTTGAATACCAGTTGCACCTGAGAAATCGGCTAAATAAATCCATCTATATGTTGGATCTTCTTCTTCTGTTTTAACAAATAATTTTGCATTATCTTCTTGTTCTATATTTCCACTAATCATTACATAATCGTTAATTTCCATATTATCGTAATCAGCAATCATTAATTGAATAGTGGAATAAGTTTTCTTAATTGTAAAAGGTTGACCTTGAGGGCCCTCTGGTCCTTGTGGTCCAGTAGCTCCAGTGTCTCCTTTATCACCTTTAGGACCTTGAATACCTTGTGGTCCTTGTTCACCTTGAGGACCAGTATCTCCTTTAGGTCCTTGATCACCTGTTTCTCCTTTAGGTCCTTGCTCACCAGTGTCTCCTTTATCACCTTTAGGACCTTGAGGTCCAGTGTCACCGGTATTACCTTTTGGGCCTTGGATACCTTGTATACCTTGTTCTCCCTGAGGACCCGGTGGACCTTGAATTCCTTGTTCTCCTTTGGGACCTTGATCTCCAGTATCACCCTTATCACCTTTTTCACCTTGTGGTCCAGGAGTTGGATCACCTTTATCTCCTTTAGGACCTTGAATACCTTGTGGTCCTTGTTCACCTTGAGGACCTTGAATACCCTGAAGACCTTGTTCGCCCTTATCGCCTTTGTCACCCTTGTCTCCTTTTGGGCCTTGTTCTCCAATTTCACCTTTTTCTCCTTGAGGACCCTGAGCACCGGTATCTCCTTTATCGCCTTTTGGTCCTCTAGGATAAGCTTCTATTTCTAATGTCTGTTCTTCACTAATAACTTCAGAGTCAATGTCTAATTCTTGTTCTAAATCGACATCAATCTCTTCTTGTTCGTTAATTAAGTCAGATTCTATCTGTTCTTGTTCATTAATTATTTCCGGATTCATCTGAAACCTCTCCTTCTGGATATAACATGAACAGTTTTGGTCCACTTTCATCATAACCCACTATGGTTTGATAATAGTTTAATTGAATCTCATACCAGTATTCAATAGGTTTGTTTAACATTGGACCTACTTTTGTATCACTAGATTCCAAACAAATGTTAAGAATATTCGTTGGTTCATCTACTAATATCTCTTTAAATAAAATTGGCGGTTTCTCCAACTCTTTCTTTCCATAAACTCCAAAAGATACTTTATCACCAGTATGAAATATAAACTCTTCATTCTCTGACTCTTTTGGATGCACCTTAAGTGTAATAGTACATCTATCACCTCTAGTAAGAGATATAGTAGTACCCTCTATCTTAAACATGTAGTCATCTCCTTTCCCAAAAATTTCCTCCGGGGAAAATATAAAG